TTAGTGCATTTGCCGTCGGTTTAATGACTCCGGCATTAGAAGGAGTGCTTGGTGATGATTCAGCCATCGCTCGTCGAGTAAAAGCGAGTAGTACTCAAAAAGCAGTAAATGAACGATTGCGTTCTTACGCCGATTCTATTGTAGGTAATCCGGTAGCTGGTTTAAAATCTCTTGATATATTTTCGCCAACGTTCAGCAAAGAACTTGATATTGTGTTAAGTAAAGCAAACGATCGTACTATAGCAGAGGCAGGAAGCTATGGGGATGTGACAGGAGAGCTTTCTTCAGTCGAACTTTACCGACAGATTGGTAATATGACTGATACGAACAAGCTTAAAATGCAACGAATGGCTCAGTTGAATGTACTTGCGGGTATGAATCAAGATGAGGCTATTCTTAAAGCAATGCGTGATACTAATGGCGACTTTAATACATCTGAAGAATTTATGGGTCAGCGTAGAAAGTTGGGATTTTACAACACAGCGTCTGTTGAAGGTGAGCAGCGAGAAGAAGCCGCATTTCGTCGAGCAAATGGTTCTTTTAATAATGCAGCAAGAGACAGAAGACCTAATTTTGCAGGAGGGCGTGGTGGTACTGGTCGACCGGCAGACGCTGGTGAATTTGTCTCACTTGTAAGGCAGCTTGACGCAGACACATATATAGTTAGGAATGCAGCAGGTAACGAGGAAAAAGTTCGTATTGCGGGTATCGACGCTCCAGAAAGTGCTACAGAGGCAGGTGCTGAGTCAACCGAAGAAGCCGGTAAATTTCTAGCAGGAAAGCAACTACGATTGCGTAGACGTGGCGGATTAGACCCTTACGGCCGTACTATAGGCGATATTAGTGCAAATAATGTAGACTTGGCTTCAATACTTGTTCAGCAAGGGTATGCACGAGTATACAATGAATCAGACGCAACCAAAAGGGCTGCATTGGAAATACTGCAACAAACCGCTGCTGATCAAGGAAGAGGCTCAGTTAATGAAAGAGCAGCACTGCTTGGTTTAGGAGCAAATCCAATTGTTTCAGATGCAGCTCGTAGTCAGTATTTTCGTGATACGTACTTAAGTACTGCTGGGTTATTTGGAGTTGGTGGTGGAGCAGTTTTGGGTGGCGGTCTTTTCGCATTGAACTCAGCCGCGGGTACTGCAGCTGCTACATCTCCCATAGCAAGTTTATTCACATTTCTTGGAGGATCTGCTTCATCAGCGGGTACTGCAGCAATTCCTGTAGCTGCTCCTGCTTTGATTGCGGCAGGTCTTGCAGGCGGAGCGTATCTGGGTTATGCATATAATAGAGATGTAAACGATACAAGTTCAGCAAAACAGCGTGAGTTATATCGCATAGAATCAGAAATTGAACAGCGTCGAGTATACCAAGGGATTGCACAAGGTGTGTACGGAAAAGTACAAGAAAGATTTAGAAGTGAGCTTGATCAGGCTACATATTATAGCAATCTTGGATATGGTGGTACTGGTACTGGTACTGGGGCCGTTCCTTATTTTGCAATGCCCGGGAGAGATCCTCAGCTGGATATTGATGCATTTGCACAAGAGTTAGAAGCTACTAATAAAGTAATAAGTGAGCGATATAATGGTTTAAGCGAAGCAGAAAAACGCGTATACGAGGTAATGGTTAACAATCCAATTACTGGTGAAAAATCCACAGTATTTGCTGCAATTAGAGAGATAACTGCACTTAGTACTACAGCAGCTGCAGCTCAGGCAGCAGGAACGCCTGATACAGTTGCCGAAGATTTGTTAAAAAATAAAGCATCTGAAATTAATAATTTTAATCGGGCTGCTACTCGCACATTTGAGATGGCCAAAGAATTAGCATTTGCACAAGAGTATGGTATAAAAGTGCGTTATCGCCCCGACATACCTCGCGGTGAGCGTTTTGAATCAGGTATGCAAGGTACATTGCAAAATAGAGTTATTGATACACAAACATATTACGGCTTATCTGATAGTCAAAAGGATGAAGTAAATAGTCAGTTAATCGCTGTAAGTTCACGAGCTAATTTTCAACGATTTGCAAAAGAATACACAGACCAGAGTATGGAGAAGCTGTATCAACTTACACAGCAGCGGTTTACTCAATTTACAGATGCTAATGCGGTTAATGCGCTTACTGCATACAATGCTCCTGATGTTTCTGTACAAGCAACAATGGCTCGTAATTATGGCGTACCCGTAGGCATTTCTCAGTTAACCACGCGCCAACGCATCGAACAAAATGCCATGCAAGTATTGAATCGATCTCAGTTTGTAGACGGAGTTGAGTACGACAAGAGTGCGGGCGATAACATTAGAAACGCTCAATCTCAAGCAGTAAAAATACTTTTGAGTCAAATTCAAGCTTACAAAGAGCAAGAAGATATTACGCGGCAATTTAACATTCAAGTTAAAGGAACGTACAGCAACTTTGTGCAAACAATGATGAATGCTGCTGACGGCGGAGAAATGCTCACAACCTACTTATCTCAAGGAAACCCCCGTGGTTTCTTAGAGTTAAGTCAGCAAATGAGTGGATTTAATGTACAAAGCTCGCTGCAGGATCGTGTGTTAATGAATAACGCAAATCTTTTTGGATACAACAATCTAACAACGTTCGGTGCGTCCGGTCCCGGATTTATTGCCCCATCTTACAATATGGGATACACTATGGGACCGCGTGGAACAATAAAGTTTTCTGAAGATCTACTTAGTGATCCTTCAAAAATGCTTTATAATCCGGCAACAATTCAATCGGTTATAATGCAAGCTGCACAGGCTAACACTGAATTAGTAAACAGAAATATTCAATTTGGATTTCGTATGCGTGACGCAGATATTAATCGTAACCGCAGCCTTGAAGATATAAATCGAAATGGTATGCGAACACTTGAAGATATTCATCGCAATTACACAAGAAATATGTTACAATTAACACAGCAGGCTGAAGCGCAGAAGCGTCAGGGTACTGCGTCGTTTTACACTAACGCTGTTGGTGCAAACGTATCAGCGTCTGAAAAAGCTCGCATTACTGCAAAACGTGAGCAAGGCCAACAAGAAGCCTCCCATATTGGTGAAGCCGACGTTGGAGGGTATCTTAAAACACCTGAGGGTATGCAGGACAGTGAACTACAAACTGCATTTGCTGAGTACAGTGCAGTGCCATGGGATAACTACGAAGTCAAACAAGCAGCGTGGAAAAAAGTAACTGATCTTCTTGAATCACGTAAAGCAGCAGCACAGGCTCGTTTTGATACTGCTACAAACACAGATGAAAAATCCGCCGCTCAATTGCAACTTGGTTACCTTGGCAGAAGTCCAGATCGTGAGATGAACTACCGTAAGTACGTTGACGATATGGCCAATCAGGAATTAGATTTTGCAGCACGAAAAGAGCAAGCGTTACGCAATCGCGATGATTTACAACGTGAGCGACGGCGACTGGAGCAGCAAGGCCCTGAATTGCAAAAAAGACTGGCCGAGGCAAAGACCCCAGAAGAAATTCGATCCGCTCAAGATGCTATCGAAGATAACAGAGTATCTCTTGAAAAAAATAGTCAGGCACTTCAGCAAAATGCAAACGAAATTGACGCAGTGACAAAAACTGCACCTTTGTGGGCGGACAGCTGGAGAGAAGCTGGTAAGAACATTCTTGAGAGTACTCAGAGCACTATATCAGGATTAGTAACTCAATTAGAAGATTTTAATCTTAAAAACGCTCAAACATTGGCCGATGCTTACTTAGGCTTTACTCGTGCAAAAGAAGATATGGTTCGATCCTTTGGTGACGCTGCTACAGAAATTGCGCTGGCGGTACCGGCTAAACTAGCGGGGGCGCTAGCTGCAACAACAAATTATCAGCGTGGACTTATGCAAGCAAATATACTGTATGATTCTGGAAAATACACAGAAGCAAAAGACACTATGAGCAGTGCAAATCGAGCGCTGGCCTTAGCTTTATATCCTGAAGGTACACAGGGATACAAAGACACAATGGCTGCGTTAGATAGTCAATCAAACAGGTTTACCGCCGAAGGTATGAAAAGCGCAGACGATAATTTAGGACCATCAAGTTTATCTGCCTACGGTACAACACTAAATGGTAAAAATGTACTGCGTGTTACAATCTTCGGTAGTGGTGAAGATCTCACTAAACCTACGCCGGACAACCCACCCCCAGACGGAGGTCCGGGTAAAGATGGGTATACTCCTCGGGAATAAAAAAAACAAGCAACTCAGAGAGGGAAATTTCCCTCTCTGAGTTAAAGGAGAAATATGACATATGAGTTAAGTCCGATATACTTTAGTGGCTATCAAGGAACAACCGTGTTCTATATGGACGCGAAAGCAAGCTCGGTTCAAAAAACCACGGTGACTTTTGGAGATAAGCTTGAAGCGGTAGACGGATCAGTACACTATATGCACCGTTCGTTTAAAGACCAGTGGACGTTTACATGGAACTTGATTCGTTACTCTGCACCACAAGGCTACCCTCTTGCGACTGTAGAAAAACTAAAAGCGTTTTACCGCTCAGTTGCGTTATCTGGGACAAGCATTAACCTTGTTATTCAGGGTCAGACCTATAATGTTATTCCTGACCCAAACTCATGGTCGGAGCAATTATCGGCCAATGAGGTAACGCTAACAAACGTTCCATATTACACAGTAAGTTTTAGAGTGGTGGAGATATGAACTATCAACTTTCGTATCGTGTTTATGTTTCTGCGATTAATACTAAAGTAGATCAACCGGCAAATTTAATACCGAGTCAATATGTGCAGGATATAGGCATATCGCACACTATGGCTACTGAACTGACCTCAGGTATTACTCTTGGGCAGATGGCACCTCCTGAGTGTTCAATAACGCTTATTAAATCCGCGTATAATTTTTTTGCGGATCGACAATATAACTGGAGATTAGCCAATGTTCTTGTACTCTATTCAATAGATGCCCTTAACTTCTACCCTGCTTTTGCTGGATTCTTAGAGTCACGTCAGGAAAGTCTGACACAGGTGACATTTAAAGCTTGTGGGTATTTACGGCATGTAGAGTACTATAAGCATCTCACACCTTTGTGGGAGAATAAACCTGCCGCTACCGTTATACCTGATCCACCAACACCTTACTCAACATCAGTAAGCGGTATCTGGGGGCAGTTGTATAATTCTCAAAATCCTACCACGCTTAGTGGTACCACAATAGGAACAATTAATACAGTATTCTGGCTATGCGGAGGCAGGCCGTACAAGTATAAGACTTTTTTAGAAGAGACCAATCAAATTCCACGGTTTTACTTTGACTGTGACGCGTCTATAATTTCCCCTCGGTTTACGTGGTTGAATCGCGAAGACATTCTACAAGATTTAACCGCTTTAGCTATTGCAGGCGGCGGTCAGCTAACGCAATCAGCGAATGGTGTAGTGCAGTTTGTAAATGCCCTTTCGTTTACAAAATCAAAAAATAATTTTACAATTACTGATTCAATGTTTTCTTCTTTATCTATCGATGACGAGGCTGCGGTGACGTTTGGTAAAGTTATCACAACGTTCTCGCCGCGATTTCTTGGAGCAAATAAAGCTTTAATCGATGCAAGTCTTGGTAAATACTTACCATACGGCGAAGAGTACATACATGATGTTGAGTTTCCGCAACCAGTCAGTAGATTAACTAATAATACTTACTACGGATCCGGTGTTAGCTTTGCCGCTAGCGGCGGTTACTTTGGAATTGATGAGTACATTACAAGTCGCGATTTTGTAAAAGCAGTTGATTTTAACGGCGACACTGCCTCTGTCTCTCTAAAAGTTCCACGGTTAAATGAAGTAATGTATCCTAAAAATAAATGGTTTTGGGATTCAGTGGCTGCGTCCGGTTACTGGACAGTCATTGAGGACGTTACAAAGACACCCGGACAGTTTATGCAGGTGTTTGTCCGTAATGACGACGTAGGTCGTGGTTTATACTTAAGTAAATTAACACTTTACGGAATTCCTTTAATTGCCGGTGAACAACAAACAATCAAAAAAGATATACCGATTGTGTTTAGCGGGCTTGTACAGACTGGTATTATTCCCTCCGGTTTTAGAGAAATTCGTATGAGTGAGAATGCATATGTTCAATCAAAGGATCACGCGATGCGTATGCTTGAAATTGTAAAGTATCTTCATAAACGACCTAGACCTGTACATCGATTTACTGACTTGGTTTATAATCCGACATTGGCCTTAGGGGACATTGTTTCTGTTAATAGTACGTTTTACCAAGTTAAGGGTAAGTACAAAATTGTTGAAATTATTGTTAAAAATACAGGAGCGCGTATGGATCTTGCTTGTGTAGACGTAAACGATCTAGCAGAGCGCGAAGATTTTTTTATAATTGGTAACAGCTATCAGGCTACTGATACAAAGTTACTTTCATTTTAAGGAGGAGATGTCATGATTTTTGCGCTTTCGACTCTTCCATCACTATTTGATGGGCAAGAGTTATCGGCCGCTGATTTAAATAATTTAGCACAAAATACTGAAGTTCTTGAGCAGATTGTAAACGGACCTGATCGTCTCTTTCTTAGCAGCTGGGCGTACGCACCTCCGATGTTTTTTCTAAGTAATACCGGAGATATTAGCGTTACGGGTAATGATGGTAAGGTAATTACGCTTAGCGGCAAGAAATTCCGCTTTTCTGAGATTGACGTATGGGAAGGTAGTTTTGTGTACAGAGAAGGTATGCACACACTACGAGTCGCTTTTCAATCGTATCGCGCAAACTACAGCGCAAATGGAAAATTATTTCGTCACGTAGACGGAAAGATGGGTAGTATTTGCTTATTCACTACTTTAAAGTATACTGACGTACCAATTCACGAACAAATAAAAAATCAGACTAAATATGGTAAATACAATAGAATATGGCGATACAATCCTAATATTGCGTTTGGTTCTCCAGTAAACACTTTTGAAGAACTTACGCTTGCCGCAAATCATACAAATATTTCGTATGCTTCAATTGATCTTACTAATTTAGATTTGACTCCGGGTGAGGTAGTAAGTATAAAGTTTCGTATTGCACCGTATAATACAACATCTAACAATCCTAATAGAGACGCCGACAATGCTACGTCCACGTACTATTTTAGTATGATCTATGCAAATATAGATCACTCTGTTGTACCGAACACATGGCAGAATTTAGAATCGATTCAATCGTTGTCTGATATAAAAACCTTAATTAAAAATCAACAGTATCTAGTTAATTATTTCAAAGTTTATGATAATCCACTACGAGTTGCATTGTGGGATCAAGTACTTGTCGGCTCTAATTTTCATGTTTTTAAGTCTGTTCGAGAATACAATATGTTAAATTATTTGTACGGGTTAATTCAAAACTGGAATTATCTAAGTGCCAGCAGAGTGGCTCAACAAGCACGTTATTATACTCAAAAACGCTTTGATTTAAAGAATACAATACGAGTAAGCTATGCCACAAGCACAAACACACTTACTCGATTTACAATGTTAGGTATCTTGTCTAAGAAAGTAACAAGCGCTGCTTGGTATAGATATGATTTAGATAAAGAAAGTAAGGCTGCTGTTCCTCAGTGGTATTCTACAGTACTTAATAATAAGGCAGTCTCCTTTTCTAAAATGGAGGGAAAGGTCGCTCGTCAAGGCCTTCTTCAAACCATGGGTCCTAGTAGTAGATCACCGGCTGTAAGTATCACAACACCGCCAAATTTTCCTGATCCCGGGTATTTTCTTTTTTATGCGGGTTCGTCAGCCGGATTAGAAAACAACGCAAATTACGGGGCCTCGTTTGCTCCGGAGTTTAACGGTTTTTACTTTATTAATCCGTCTACATTTAATCCGGTATCCTACTATAATAATGCCGCAACTACTGTACTGGGAACAAGCATTGACTTTTTTAAACGTGGTTCAGATAATAACGCATTGTATTATGCGGATTCTTTCAATTTCTCACTTATTCCCCAAATTGAGAATACAAATAGATTTTATCCTTTAATCTATCAGGCTTACAGTGGTTTAAGTAATCATTCCTCCTATTACATAGAAAGTAGCGATGATTACTGCGATTTCTCTGTTGATCTGCAAGAATCAGCAGAAGGAGCTACGTACTCAAAAGCAAGTTATATTGGAACGTTTCGTTTAACAGACGTTTCAAGAATCAACACAGAATATAATCTTGATGTATTTGAAAGGTATAATTCATTTAATTCAATTACTTATAGTGGGCTACTTAATCATCTTAATGAAATAAACACTCGACTTAATTCAGTTAAACTGCTTACTGAACAGCTTGATATTTATCGTTATATTCCTGTGTTCTGGACAAAACCTAAAAGTTTTTTAAATCATCATGACAAGTATATGAATGCCGGCTCTACCTCAAATGACGCCGATAGATTCTATTCTAAATTAGAGCGCGCTACGGTTTACTACTCAAATACGCGTCAGGCCGACTATCTAATTGTTCGTGGGACTAATATACGTATTGGGTGGGGTGGTTTTGATAAAGTTTACCGAGATAATCCAGTAGCAACTTGGCCCGCTGCACTTCAATTTGAGTTTTTAAAAGAGCAGTCACTTTGCGGTGACGTTTTAGAAACTATTGTACTTGGATTTGACTCTTTAGAAGGTCTTTCTCATGGCGAACGCTACTACTTACAAGGCGATGTCCGATATGCCGCAGAGACTATGGGGGTGCCTTAATGTCAGATAACAAACGTAGATCCCTTCCAAGAATTGATAATAACTATCAGATAGATCTTCGCTATCCAGATATCAATGATTTTCTCAAAGACACTTCCTTTGCACTTTTAGATAATCAGACAACAGAGATTTCTAGAATATCTAATGTTCAGTTAATTTACAGCAGCGCTCGGTCGGCACAGCAGGTAATGATTAACTCGTTTGTTACTTTTTTTAAGTTAAGTGATGTAATCATTTTTGCGTTTACCGAAGATCAAGAGTTATTGTACGATTTTTTAATAGTCCCTTCGCTGTTAAACGTTCGACTTACACAATTCACAGCAACTCGTTCTAATCAAGAGGCACTTGTTCAATCCGTTCAGAATTACGCAAATGCTAATTTAACTGATGCTGCAAATTTTAATATCCAAATTAGTGCTAGTAAGATTGCTTCTCTTTTGACTGACGCTTTGCACTATAAATTACAAAGTATTCTCGCAGCATTAGATTCAGTAGAAATAGGAGACCCGTACGTTTATTTTAGAAATAACTTATCTAGCTTAACAATGCAACTTGATTTTTTGTATCGATCTACAAGTTCGAGTGAGTATCAAACAGGATTTTCTCTGCAAGTAAAGTTTGAGTATTTAGTTCAAGTAGAGTCACCTGAGCCACTTGTTTCAAGTGCCTCTGTATCTGTCCCGGTCTACAATAAAAACAGTAATCAACTTTCAATTCTTCTTAACGGGAAATTTACTCGATCGGGTCAACTTTCTTTTTCTTTTTTGAAAAACAATTTATTGACTAATAGTTCTTTAAAATTACCTATAACAACCAACACGTTATTTACTGCAAACGAGTCTTTAGGTATGAGTGACTACGTTATTGATGCGGTTAGTGGTCTTTACATAGATCAGCCTAAATTGACATATAATTACTTTTTTAAACCTGATTCCACTACGGTTACTTATACGGGAGTATTTTTTTCAAATTTTACACATAAACCGACAACATCAAAGTTAAATTTAGATACTAGTAATTATACCTGCTCTTACAAAGCTGAAAATAATCTCTACAATGTAACAATTGGTCTTAGAGTTACACCAGTTAGTACTTCAGCTGGGATTTTTAATCAGCTTCTTCATGAAAGTACCAGTGAACCTAAAAATCCGGTGCAGCTACGGTATCAATTAAAACTGAGTGAGTATGTTATGAAAGAAAATTTACGAGGAATCGAGTTAGATACTGCCTCTGGACAATTATTGATAATTGGGTCAGTGAGTAAGAGGACGGCAAGCCCAGCGTCTCAGTTCACTGCTTTTAAAAGCGGCTCACACTCTAATACTTACTCTTCAACTCAAGTTGAAGCAGATGGTGTCTTTTTCCAAAAGTGTAGTATTCGTGTAGGTAAGTCGTTTGTTAATCAAGCCGATTATACTTCAGTCAGTCTTAGCAATATCGAGACTTCGTTTCAAGTGTCCGCCGATCGTTCGGCACCGTTAAGTACAACTAACATAAACGTGGTGGATATCTTGTTTAAGTGGACTAATCTTACCAGCACTGAATTAGCTGCGCTTTACCTTATGACAACTAGTAAACAACTCTCGTTTACTTTTTACGATTCTTTTTTTAACGAATTAGCAACTTCTGCCTTTACTAACATACCCACCGTCGTTACGCGGGCGGAGTCACCGTTTATTAATCCCCAGCAGTGGGTGTTTTACGGACAAATTACCGGATCTTCTATTTTCCAACCTAAGTCGTTAATTCCATCCACTGCATTAACAGTAAATGGCACACCGCTTGATGTTGTAAATCAACTACGCGTCATCTCGGCTACAACGTTTGATTTTGATAGTATCTCGGTACCAATAAACGAATCATTTTCGTTTAATACTAAATTGATTTGTATTGCAGAGTATGCTCAGATAGTAAATAAAGTCGAAACATACAAATACTCGACTATTAATCTACCGTTGGTCGAGGGGGTACATTACTCAATTGAAAAGTTTTTAATAGGTGGCTCTCAAATAAGAAAGATACTTATAAGCAGCGATCAGAGAAAACTAATAGCTAAGGCACTTCAATTTACAACAAATCAAAAATACAGGTTAAGTATCTTGCTTCCTTTTGACTTTGTTAGACAGTATGGAGTAGCTAATGTGACAAAACATCTTGTTCGTTCGACTTTGTCACTGCCGACTAACAAATATACTTACGGTTATATATGGAGGGTCAAATGACAAACTCGGATTATCTATTAAATTTAAACACAGAGCAATCTATTTCTTACGCTGACTCGTATGGAAGATTTCAGACTCAACTTCCTCTTCTGTTTTCATACCCTACTCAATCCGGTTCTCTAAATCCAAACGATTTGTACTCGGATAATTCGGAACAGTATTTAGCATATCCAGCAGGGGTACATCAGACTACTGTAACAACGAGTCAGCTGGATCGCTATGGTAGCATTACTCTAACAACCAGTGGTTCAATTTCTTTTTATGTGCAGTCAATGGAGTACGCGGGCGACAGTAATCCCGCGTACATTGCCGGACCTTATATAGTATCTGGTGAAGGTGGTTTAGACGATTTATTTATTGCGACTTACTACGATGACACACCGCAAGATCCATTTGCAAACAGCTTCTCGATTACAACTCCGGGTACATACTCAGTAGTTTTCCCTAGTCCTCTAGTAAGTCGTGCTTTCACAATTACTCACTCGGGCTCAAGTACTTATAGCATAAGTCAAATACTTCCGCGAAAAATTATACAAAAGTATGATATAGAAGTTAACTCTATTAAGGCGTATCATGTGTCTTCAACGCTTATCGATACAATTGCACTACAAGTTTCAGACTCTATTGTAGTAGGGTCAGGCTTAATTGGTGAGAAAAGCATCGATGGTGGTAAGATTATTGACGGGACAATTTCGGGTGTGTTAATTGCAAACGGAACGGTAACGGGCAATAACGTACAGGCTGGTACGATATCTGGCGTGCTTATTGCAGGATCGACAATCACTGGTGATAAAATTGTAGCAGCTACGATCTCAGGTTCTTTGATTACTGCGGGTACGTTAACTGCTGATAAGATTGCCTCCAACACCCTTACCGCCGCTCAGATTGCTGATGGAACTATAACTGGAGCAAAAATTGTAGCAGGAACTGTCTCAGGTGTGCTTATTACCGATAATGCAATCTCAGCAAGTAAGATTCAAGCTAACACAATTACTGGTGATAAAATTGCTGCTAATACAATCTCCGGTTCTTTAATTACTGCCGCTACTATATCAGGTAGTCTGATAGCGGCAAATACAATTACTGCCGACAAATTATCCGTAGCTCAATTAGATGCAGTTGCGGCAAACATGGGGACTCTTACAGTTAATAGTGACATTACAGTTTCAGGAAGTGGGTACATCAAAGCGGGTAAAACAAAAATTGATACTAATGGTATGAGCGTTGGTAGCCTAGCAAGTCCACTTAACCAGACAAGCCTTCCGGGACTCAATTCTAATGTACTTACTATTGTAACTTCAGGAACATCTGGTGACCTACAAGGTATAGCGATGTTCAATGTCGCTCGAAGCACAGTCAGTCCACAAGCATCAATTAACCTTGATGGTACGACTACACTTGAGATTGCAAATAATGTTACCAGTGACGATGCTTCAGTTCATGTTAACTTCAAAGATTCTTATACAGGAGCATTTAGAATTTACAACGGTAATCTAGATCTACGCCGTACTCCCGACGCAGACTCTAATTTACCTCCGGGAGCTATTAGGGGTTATGCAGACTCGGTTCCCGACGCAGTAATCTACGAATTAAGTCAAGACAGAATAAATTTATCAAGTTATACTGGAACAACCATTTACAATGTTGAAGCTAGTACTGGAGCGGTTACAATAACAGGGGATGTGGCTGTTAACACAAATAAAGTAAGTATCGTAGCGTCAAATGGAAATACCGATATTCGTGGTAATGTAACTGTTAGCGGTAGTATTTCACATAGAGACGCAGGAATTTTATCAAGGTCTGCGGGGCAGACTGTCAATGCTGGTACTTCTGCAAGAGTGCAACTAAACGTTGCTGGTACCGGTAATATTTTAGGTAACGCAACAACATACGAAGTTACTGTTACTAATGCCGGTCTTTACATTGTAAACGCCGCCGTGACTTCTACTACCACTAACTTACCATGGAATGTGCGCCAAAACGCAACTAGTTTTACAACAGGCACGCAAATGTTACCCGGGCTTACATTTAATGACGGGCGGCAACTTAATACAACTATATTTTATTTAAGTGCAAACGATACTGTCGGACTTTTTGTAAATAACACTGGTGGCAGCTCTATTAGCGTAACTGGTGCTTTAAGAGTAGTGAGGTTAACATGAAAGTTATTGAAATTTTTCCTATGGTGCGTTGGATTGAGATTGAGCCTGTGGGGGTAGAGCGTATTGAACCGCACGAGCAATGGGCTTTAGATGTAATCAGAAAAGAGCGAAACAGGCTCCTTAGTGAATCAGATTGGCGAGTCTTACCGGATTCTCCAATAACTAACAAAAATGAATGGTACGCGTATCGACAGTCTTTAAGAGATTTTCCAGAACTCGTACTAGCTCAAAAATTTAACAATGTTGCTTGGCCGACACCTCCAAGTTGACAAGAGTCTCAAAAATAACTATAATTAGGAGTGACTATGATAACAACAAGTGGTAATCTTGATTATCTAATCGACTCAGTGCGAATACGCTTGGGTGATTTTAGTGGTACGGCATTTTCTAGTGCGCTGGTGCGTACATCGTTAGTAAACTCTGTGAAGCAACTGCAAAAGCGATGGAGGGCAAAGTACCAGATACTTACTGCGGATGCAATTGCAGACTTACAACCTCAGGGGGCTGCTGAGTCCGGTCAACTGTGGGTAAGCACAGTTAATGGGTATGCATTTATAAGTTCATCATTTAATGTAAACGATGTTTATAGAAATCCATTTTTAGATTTTGATCAGCCGGATCCCCCAGTAATTGAGCAGATTGATGAGGATGCCATTGTATTAATGGCTGTGTATTTAATTCATTTGGCTAAGATTACAAGTAGCTCAACTACTTTCGTTTCATGGTCAACAGAAGATTTAAAATACACAAATACTGAGTCTTCTAGAGCAATGAAAGTCGTTCTCGACGCGTTGCTAGAGGAAATAAATTACCTGTTTAAAACAAAAATTGCGGTGCCGAAATCGACAAGACAGCCCGTAAATATTGTTACAGGGACTAAGTACTATTAAAGGAGTTCTTATGGGAAGAATTGTACCAGTACAGAAAAAGATGCTGTACATCGGGGATTTTCCAGTGCAAACTGGTTTCGGAGTTGTCAGTAAGAATTTGATTGAAACGTTCCGTAAAAAATATGATTTACACATTATGGGTGTGAACTATTACGGTGACTATGACCCACTGTGCGAAGGACTTAAAGTGTACCCGGCTTCTCTTGGTGGTGGGGACGTTTGGGGTAAGGAACGTCTTGAAAGTATGGTGCGATCAATTCGACCGGATGTTATTTTCATATTGAATGACTCTTGGATTGCTAACGACTACATTGCTGTTCTTTCGCAAATTAAGGATCAACAGTTTAAAACTGTTTTGTACACCCCAATTGATGCAGAGAATGTTAAAAAGGATTTTGCACAAGGGCTTCAGAAATTTGATGCTGTAGCTACATACACTAATTTCGGTAAAGAGCAGCTGGCAAAAGTAGACGTTTCTGATGTCTTTGTAGTTCCACACGGAGTAGATACTACGATGTTTCACCCCATTGACGTGCCGCGTGCGGTTTTGCGTCAACAAATGAATCTAAAAGATACAGACTATATTGTTTTGTGTTTGCAGCGTAATCAACCACGTAAAAGACTTGATTTAACGTTTTATTATTTTTCTGAATGGGTAAAGCGATACAATTTATCTAAGGGTGTAAAGATCTACTATCACGGTGCTTTGCAGGATTTCGGTATTGATATAATTCAGTGGTGTGAGTATTTAGGTATCGAGGATCGTCTGGTAATTTCATCACCGAATATCACAGCTGCAAAGGGCCTGACTCCGCAGCAACTAAACATGGTATATAATAATGCCGATGTTTTTTTCACAACTACGGCGGCAGAGGGTTGGTGTTTACCAGTGGCAGAAGCAATGGCTGCAGGAAAGCCGGCAATTATTCCAAACCACTCAGCTTTGAGTGAGTGGCCCGAAGGTAATGCGGTGTACATGGACTGCTATCCCTTCCCTCAACTTACAGATCGCGGATTAAACACAATTCATCATGTAACAGAAATGGAAAGCGCGATTCAAGCGCTTCACTACATGTACACAAATCAAGAAAAGCGTAATGAACTCGGCCAAAAATCATTAGAGCATATGCGTAGCGCAAAATTCTCATGGAAGAATATTGGAAGTCAGTTCGTGGAGATTATCGATGGACTCTTTAAAAATCAGTAAGATCAACAAAAAATACATAAAAAGACTCTTGACACGGCTTGAGGAGTCTGGTATAGTAACTCCAGAGATTCGGAAAGCAGTGCTTGATGAACTCAATTCGATGGCGAGAGAAATCGCCGCAATGCACAAGGAGCATGACTAAGATGGCATTTGGCAAGATGATTGAATCGATCCCGACCTACAGCTCACCGAGCGCGGCTCAACAGACCAACGTGTTTATTAACACACGCGAAGGTAAGCGTATTATCCGCTTCCTTCCTGATTTGGTCAACCCAACGGAACCCATGATTGGACCTACGGTGTTGTCAGTGTGGATGCCTGTGGCTAAGAACGGGCAATTGGTTCAGCGTCGCATTTTTGTGGACAGCTTGACTCGCGCTGTACTGCCTGCTAAGGTGAACGAAGCAGTCCGCTGTCGCTTTTTTATGAACGTGTTGGACAAGTCAATGGTGGTTAAGCTTGAGAATGGTTCGGTCGTTTACGCGAACAATCAGAATCAGTTTATTACTGTGCTGGACGGTCAGACACAAACACTTACCTCTTATAAGCCCGAGCGTCATATGGCGATTCAGGTGCTTGAGGGATCTGTTTCATCCGGGGAAGGTCGCAATGGCATGTTGAATGACATTGAGGAACTTTCGAAGACGATTTTTGACGATGATACGGGTAAGCTGATTCCTATCACGGAGATTGATATTGAGATTATCACGCGTGGTAAGGAGATTAAGACGACACGTAGTGTGCATGTGGGCACAAATCGTGATCCTATTCCGGGTTCGCTGCTGTCTGCACCGCGTTTTGATTTGGCCAAGTATGCTCGCCCATTCCCAATGGACGCTGTTAAGGATCTGGTCAAGGGGGCCGACTACGGTGATGTGTGCAAAGCATACAACATTGAAGTGATGCCGAAGCTTGCTGAGACCCCAGAGTTATTCTAGTTTTTAGTCCGGTGTTGGCGGTGAGAATTTACCTCACCGCCAACATTTTTGTTTAGAGGAGTAAAGCATGGCTAGCGGTCATAAAGAAACTTGTCCTGAATGTGGAGGACACAACTTGTATGTTACGCCGCATAACGGACTCGCTTACTGTTTTAACTGTGGCTATCGTAATGGGCGTAGTCAAGGTGGTAATGCATTTACTAGTAATCCCGAGGTGATCGAAGAAATCCGTGATTTCTACGGAAAGTGCGTAAGCTACTACGTGAGCTGTTTATCTGGCGCGGCACTTACGTATCTTCGAGAGCGCGGTATCTCTGATTCAGTAATTCAGCAACGTCGTATAGGCTATTGTCCCGATACTCATCATAGTTTGTACGATCTTCCAATTGCTAAGACTGCGGGTATCAGCTCTGGGAGAAATTCAGTTCTTCATGGTCGTATTATATTTCCGTACATTGCGCCAACCACCGGAGCGATTGTGGATATGCGTGGACGCGCCCTTGACGATGAATCTGTCAAGTATAAAGGACCGTTTGGGTCTGCGTATGTGCGTGGTGCGGATGAGTGGCCGTACGGAGCTGAGATTTCAGCGGATTCTTTTTTACTCACTGAGGGAGAAATAAAGGCGATTGTTGCCACGCAGCACGGGTTCCCGACAATAGGATTGCCCGGTATTAACACATGGAAGTGGCGCGTGCGTGAACTGTCCGCAAAGTCGGTTACGGTCGTGTTTGACTCGCAGAGAAGTCCTACAGTGAATGAGGCAGTATACCAAGCTATTGATAAGTTAGCATCTAGACTAGAGTCATGTAAGGTTGCAACTCTACCGCTTATGGGGCGAGAGAAGATGGATCTTGACGAATTCGTCTTGACAAAGGGCCTACATGAACTTAAACTAGTACTGGATAAAGCACTGCCCTACGAAACGTGGGCCCAACTTTTAAGGAGACCGAGCAATGCAACAAGACGTAGTTGGTGAGTGGCGGTTACTCTCATCATTCACTCAATCGCCAGAAGTAATGCACCAAGTAACCCCGGCGCTGTTTACTGATGAGCGGCAAATTGTGTTTAACGCACTGAAGAATGCGTACACGCACTACGGTGAGTTAACGTACGAAGTTATACGGTTGGCGTTCAATGGTGACGTACCAAGTGAACTCATGCTTTCAATTCAGTGTAATCAGCGCGCAATTATAGACGAGTTGTCTATTACAGCGCGTAGACGGCAGCTTCAGCAAGCAGCCGAGATCTTGGCTCTTGAGGCAAAGGAGTATAACCCAAACGAGACGCGTGTGGCCGAGGTGCTGAATTTCGCACCAATTATGCCATCATCGGATCTATCCCTACTACCGGGTGCTCAAAAATTAATGTCCGATCTGAATCGAAAGTACAACGGTACGTATAAGTTTACGCATACTGGTATTCGATTCCTCGATCAGATGCTTGGTGGCGAGTGGCTGCCGAAGAGCCTATCAGTCATTATGGCCAAACCCGGTACAGGGAAGACTGCTCTTGTTGGTCAATCGATGCTCGAGATGGCGTTGCAGTACGGTACATCAAGTTTGTTCTTTTCGCTGGAAATGTCCAAAGAGCAGTTGATGTCTCGGTGGGTATCATACATGCTCAACATTGACACTACACTGCTACAGTTTGGTAAGCTTTCTGGTGCCCAACTTACTGAGGTAGAACAGGCGCTTGTTATGATACAGACATTACCGATGGCTGTAATTGACAACCCCATTATCAGTTTAGCAGGCATTCGCAAGGAGATTCGTGATGCCGCTCGTACTGGATGTCGCGTCGTATTTTTGGATTACCTGCAGATTGTGAAGCATCATAATACAGGTCTGAAGAACTATGATCTGGGTGAGGTTGCTCAGAATTTGAAGGAAGCTGCGAAAGAATCTGATCTCGCAGTAGTACTGCTTTCGCAGATGAACAAGGTCGGCGAGGGTTTAGATGCGGTACGTGACTCAGGTGAGGTTTCGCAAGTCGCCGATACGGTGATTGAAATGTCTCCTATCGATGATGTACCAGACGAACTGGGTAATCGCGCAATTGGTTTGAAGTTTCATAAAAATCGTAATGGGAGGCTCGGCACGAGTACGGTGATATTTAATGGGAGCACGCAAAAGTTCAGTTACTAGTAAGCCAATCACTTCGCCCGAAGAATTCGAGCGGCTGAAAGAAGAGCGACGTGAGCGCAATCGTATGAATCGGCAGCGGTCCAAGGCAATGGAGCGTCGCATTGCAAAGTTTCTTGGGGGTGATCGCACTCCCCAATCTGGGGCCGGTACCACTAAGGGTGATGTTGTTGTGCTATTCAATAATCGCCCGGGTAAATTTCTTATTGAGTGTAAGCTTACCGAGCTTTGGCGATATGGTGAGCCGTGTATTGCAATCAGTAAAGCGTGGCTACGAAAGATACACGAAGAGGCAAAGCAAACACGAGCGCTTTTCGGAGCGTTGATTTTCCGCTATCATGGTCGTACGGATGACTACATGCTAATCAAAGCGGTTGACATGGGTCAGATAGCGGTTATTAACGAGACTACAGAGAAGATACTTCGTTTTGATAATATTAAGACGAAGACGGCGATCTTTCCGCTGAGTAAAGCACAGACTTGCAAAGAATCCCCGGGAGTGACTTGTGTATGGATTGACTTCGTGTTATATTATTTGCTGACGGTTGTGCAATTTAAGCAGATTTTGGAGGAAGCATGAAACAGCCTAGTACAGAAGTAACAGCCTTATCCACCTTAATTGGCCAGAATCTACTGGTTGTGTTTGGCTCGCACTCATTCAGTGCTACTTTGGTCTCTGTTGAGTTGCAGAAGCTCACAGGTATGGCTAATCCGCCTGAGAAGCGGATTGGGTCGGATGGTAAAGGGTACACTCCTAAGTGCCTGCGGCTTGTTTTTGATGCAGGCTCGTTAGTTATTGTGCTAGAGGATTGCCAGTTGGTTGCATCTCGAGATGGCTTTTGGTTTCTTTTTCCGACTTATCGATTGGAGGTTCACAGTGCAAGTGCAAATCGTCCGGAGTGAGTGCGATCTCGTGCGTACGTTGGAAACGTTCGAATTCAGTCCCGTGGTTTATTTAGACACGGAAACTACTGGGTTAGATCCTCGGGCTTCTCAGCTGCTTATGGTGCAGCTCGGTACGGAGGAGACTATCTATGTCTATGATTTCACGCGCATTCCCTTATCTGCTTTGCGTCACTTTGAGGGTGTGTTAACCTCACCACAAACGATCAAAGTTATTCATAATGCGTCGTTTGATCTTAAGGTGTTTTACCACTTTGCTGGGTATATGGTTGGGCCAGTACACGATACGCGGTTCGCGGAGGTTCTGATTAAAGCTGGTATTGAGAATAAGTTTGATCTTGCCTCTGTGGCACAGCGTCGATTAAAAGTGTCATTGGACAAGTCTGTTCGTGATACATTTATTGGCGCATCAGGCATTGACTTGACAGACGATCAGATTACGTACGCCGCTACTGATGTTGCGGTATTACCTGCGATCTATGCTCAGCAGCTGAAGGACATTCTCGATGCCGACCTACATCAAGTATATCAACTAGAGATGGATCTTGTACCAGTAGTCGCGAAGATGGAGTACACTGGCATGCCATTTCAGAAGGACCATTTGATTGGTATTCAGCCAGTGCTTGATCAGTTAATAGCTGAGGCTGAGCGGGGCATGCAGGACGCGCTTATTAGCGCTGGGGTTGTGGACCAGATCGTGTTTACAAAGGACGGGTATAGTGCGATTAACACCTCGTCCAATCAGCAAATGCTGGCCGCATTTAACGCTCTTGGTATAGACGTTACCGACCTCAATGCACGCACGGTAACAGAGTGGGATTACCGTAATCGTAAGACTGCTTCAAAGTACGTACCGGACTCGTCGTTGTTCGAGGATGAGCTGCTCGAGTCGATTGACGCGTACGGTCGTTACGAGAATTTCTACCTTCGTATGCACGCGTATCTTGGCGGTGCACGGAAGCTTCAATCCACTTACGTACAGGGGCTCCAGTCAATGGAGTCGCCTATTACTAAGCGTATCCATGCGACGTTCACGCAGATTGGGGCCGCTACTGGACGGTTTAGTAGTTCACGACCAAATATGCAGAATCTTCCCTCGGATCAGAAGATGAAGAACTTAGGATTACCACATAGCATACGTCATGCATTCGCAGTGAATGCAGAGACGCATCGAATGATTATCGCTGACTACTCAACCATTGAGCTAGTAATTATCGCCGACGCCAGTGGGGATGAGGTTTTGGATAGTCATCTGGATGACTTGCATACGTTTGTTGCCCAGCAGATTCTTGGGGTCAAGGATATCAACAACAAGAACAAAAAGGATCATCCGTACAAGATCTGGCGTGATGTTGCTAAGATGGTGAACTACTCGATTGCTTACTCAGTTGGTGGCGAAAGTTTGGCCAAGCAGATGACCATTCAACTTGCTCCGCTGAATGTGAAGTTCAATGCAGCACAAGCGGATAAGATTATTGACTCATGGAAGGCGTTGTTTCCTCAAGCCACTGCTTGGCTCAAGAAGAGTGCTCGCAGTGCGGTAGTATACGGATGGGTAGCGGATTCGTTTGGACGCCGTCGTTACTGGAACAGAGACGAGTTCTCTCAGAAATGGAAGAAGGAGGCAGCAGAGCGTGAGGCGATGAACTTCCCAATTCAGGGACTATCAGCTTCGATGGTAAAGTTGGCGCTTGTTGACACGTATAAACGGTTGGACGAGCAGCAGGCGTCTATCATCTCGACAGTGCACGATGAGATCATACTTGAGAGTACCATTGCGTACGCAGAGACTGCGGCCAGTATACTCAAGGATGCAATGGAGAAGGCAGCACGTCAAGTGTTACCGCGGTTAGGTTCAAGTGTAGTAGTAGAACCCGCAATTAGTACGAGGTACGACAAATGACACGTAAGTTAGACACGACCGGATTGAACTTTGGGGATAATCCTCAAGACTTCGAATACTACCCAAGTAGTATTATTTCACTAAACCAGTTACTTGGTGGCCAAGGGATTCGCGGGGGGTTGATTGTTCAGCTCCTCGCAGACGCAGGACATGGTAAGACAACATTAGCTCTTGATTACGTAGCTCAGGCACAGCGTAAGGGTATAAAAGACGTGCCAATTACTATCGGTAAAGTAACGCGTAATATCAATGCGCTTTTCATCGATCTTGAGCGAACATACGATGCCACGTATGCCGCTACCATCGGTGTAGATACGAGTAAGCTGCTTGTATACAAACCTGATTTTGCTGAGCAAGCATTACCGCAGGTTGAGGCACTATTGTCCCAAGGTCTTCAAGTTGTAGTGTTTGATAGTGTACCCGCAATGATTACCAAGGACGAGTTTGAAAAGGACATGGACGATCCAGCGCGCATGGCCGGATCTGCTGGTGTACTAAGCCGTTGGTTAATTCGCCTTGTGGGTTTGGTCGATAACGCAAAAGCACTTATGGTTTTTATCAATCAGTATCGTGCTAACCTTTCACCAATGGCGCGTACTAATAAGAAGCCGTTTGGACCATACGCGTTGCGATATAATTCCGGCGTAATTATCGAGCTTGTTCGTATTAAGACTGAAGA